AGATTCACGCCTACCGTGGCTGGATATTATCTGTGCTTTACTCAAGTTGCCTTCAGTGGGAGTGCCAATACTGGCTACACGCCTAACATCAGCCTCAGGAGAAATGGGGTAAGTTTCCAAGACCACCAGTTCATTGAGAATTACTCAGCAAGTCACTCTGAAACTCACATGATGATGGGGCTTCAATACTTCAACGGGTCAAGCCATTACCTTGAGGTTTTCCATAGCCATAACGCTGGGTCAACGATGACCTCAAACGGTAAGGGAACGACAACAATGTTTTTAGTTAGGACGTAAAAATGAGCAAAGAAATCGCACTTATGAAAGATGCAATCATGGCTCAAGACAGCACGATTGATGCCGTAAAATATGATGCAGATAATGACACATACACTGCTTATGATACTGATGGTAACACTGTTTCTTTCAACCTTGCTACTGCAACTACTAACCAACAATCAGAGTTAGCAGACGTAAATTTAGCTGAGTTAAGAGCAGAGAGAAACTTGAAGTTAGCTGAGACAGACTGGATGGCTAACTCAGATGTCACAATGACAACTGAAATGACTAACTATCGCCAGTCCCTTCGTGACATCACGGACACTTACACATCACTCGATGACGTAGTGTGGCCCACAAAACCTTAACATTGGAGATGGCTTAAATGACAAAAGCTAGAACACTGGCTGACCTTTTGGACAGCAGCGGTGACGTCAAGTCATCTGCATTGGATAATGCGACCAGTAGCCTGTCTGACCTTAGTGTCACGGCTACTGCGTCTGAGTTGAATACACTTGATGGTATTACGGCAACGACTACTGAGTTGAACACCCTTGATGGCATCACAGCCTCTACAGCTGAACTTAATTTAATGGATGGTGTAACAGCCACGACTGCTGAGATTAACTATCTTGATGGCGTGACATCTAATGTGCAGACACAGATAGACGGTATTTCTTCTGAGGTCGTAGACGATACAACACCAAGCCTTGGTGGTGACTTATCGACTAATGGTAACGACATCAACTTTGGTGATAATGATAAGGCACAGTTCGGTGCAGGTGACCTTCAGATTTACCATGATGGGTCAAACTCTTACATCACAGATGCGGGCACAGGAAACCTTAAAATTCAGGGTTCTGGTCAAGTTAGAATTGAGGATGATAGTGGCAATGTCGGTGCTGTTTTTAATGCAAATACTGATGCTGTGTTAAAGTATGCAGGTGAAAATAAATTAGTCACCACCTCAGATGGCATCGAAGCAATGCGTGGTTCATCTGATGGCATCATTCAGTCATGGCGCAGAGGCACAACAGAAGTTATGAAACTTCATGTAGAATCTACTGACAATGTTTTCTTTAGTGCGATGCAAGGTGGTGGTGCTGGCCTTATATTCTGGGGCGGTGGCGGCACTGACCCTATTATTAATCCTGCCAAAGAAGGTGTGCAAGTAAATGGCGAAGTGCAGTTAGGACGCAGTAGTGAGCGTTTTAAGAACCTTTATCTTTCAGGTGAAGGTGGAAGCACAGCGGCTGTTGATGTGCGTCAGGGTTGCGCTAAAGCATGGGGAAGTGTTCGTTTTCTTAGTTCAAAGTCAACTCGTGATTCATACAACCTCTCTAGCTACACAGACCAAGGCACTGGGAATTTCATTTGTTACATAAATAATGATATGGATGACGCCAACTATTCAATTTCTCTAACATCTTCTGGGGTGAATACTACTTACTTTGGTATTTCTAGTTTGCTTGATGATGAAGATAGAGATGCAGGTCACTTTGATTTTGAGTGTGGTGATTTAGCTAAGTCTGGCGAATGGTATCATACAGTTCATGACCCTGACTTTTCTGAGCAACAAGTTTTTGGAGACTTGGCATGATTGATTGGTCTGTAGCATGGAAAGGCACAAAGCTAATTGACCGCATTGAGTGGGCAAGACAAAACCTCAAGCGACATGACACTGAGTATTGTGTTGTTTATGAAGATGTAGATAACGATTGCGCTTCTATTATGTATCCTGACCCACATACTATGGCAATGCTTATGCACGGACATTTGATGCCGCCTTTATGGGTGAAACTAAAGTTAAGAGAAGATTCAAGGCGTCCTGATTTTGTATCTCATAAAGAGATGGGCAACGATAAACTGCTACATGATACAAAACCTATTGGCCCTTTAACAGAGGAGCAAGCGGTGGAGTATCTTGTTTGCACTGATATTCCTCGTTCTATATGGGAAAACTGGAATAAAGGTAATCGCCAAACAATGGTTATTTGTTCAATGAAACAACTACCACAAACAAGAGAATGGCGTAACGCTTGGCGTATCGCTGATGATATTGGAGAAGTTGCATGACTGATGATGCACAACAACAAGAAAACCCAATGGCATTTATCACTGTCGAAGATAAAGATGGTAACCAAATTCGTTTAGACGATTTGACAAGTGAACCATCAAGCCGTTTGTTTCGTGATTCGTGGTCATTATCTGGGACTGTAATTACTGAAGATGTAACTGCGGCCAAAGAAATCTTTAAGGACAAAATTCGTGAAGTCAGAGCAAGTCTTCTAAAAGAAGAAGATACAGTCTTCATGAAGGCATTAGAAGATGATGATGCCACAGCTAGGGCCAACAGCAAGACGAAGAAAGATAACCTTCGTGATGCGCCAGCTGCTTCAGCAATCTCTTCTGCTACCACTATTGATGAACTTAAAGCAGCTTGGGACACATCCTTACTTGGCGACAGTCCATACGCATAGGTGGCTTGATGGACGAAACAAAAGCCCAGCTAGACGCTCATGAGAAAGAATGTGCCATCAGATACGAGATGGTTAACGACAAGCTAACCAGCTTAGACAAACGAATGTGGAGACTAGAGGCGATGATAATGCTGTCAACAGCGGCAGTAATAGGCATCGCCGCAACCTTACTTACGAAACTTTAGCCAATGGAGGCCGCAATGGTAGACGACTTAGTTCGCATTTGGCCTCTAGTGGTAGCTTTAGTTGCCGTAATTGCTTTGGTGGTGGAGATACGTGCTGGCACCAAAGAAAACTCCAAGAAAATAATGACCCTGTTTGAACTTCATAACGAAAGTATTCGCAGGGAACTCGCTCGTAAAAATAAAGATTAAGGAGACAGACGCATGGATATGGAGCGTCTCAAGCGTGATATTACACGCAGGGAAGGCTTGCGCCTTCATGTCTACGATGACCACCTCGGCAACCCAACAATAGGCGTTGGTAGACTGCTGAGTAGGGGCATCAGTGAGACAACAGCGATGCAGATGCTAGAAGAAGACATCGACATCGTCCTCAACGAATTAAAACAACAGCTACCGTGGTTTGATGAGATGCCAGAGGTAGTGCAAGAGTGCCTTTGTGACTTGGGGTTTAACCTCGGTGTCCCAAGGCTCATGCAGTTTCAATTAACACTAGGCTTTCTTCAGGCACATAAGTTCCAAGAAGCCGCAGAGGAGTTACTACGTTCACGCTACGCAACTCAAGTCCCCAACAGGGCCAATGAGATTGCGGAGATGATAGGTAATGCCTGAGTGGTGGGAATGGATATTACTGACAGCAATCCTCATCAACACAACCATCAACGTGATTGTCTTCTTCAAACACAGATTTAGGAGCAAATGATGCTGAACTTACTAATAGGGCCAGTGGTTGAACTAGCTGGCACATACCTGAAGGGCAGGGTAGAACGCTCTAAGGCAGAGGTGGAAGCCAAGGTAGCTACTTCGGCTGCGAAGGCTGCTGTGATGACGAAGGTAGCCGCTGGTGAGATGGAGTGGAATCAAGCGTGGGCAGAAGGCGCACAAAGTAGCTGGAAAGATGAGTGGCTAACTATCCTCGTCTCCATACCACTCATACTAGCCTTCACAGGATATGAAGACGTGGTGCAGAGAGGCTTCGAGGCATTAGAGGCTATGCCATCCTATTATAAGACTGCCGTAGGCGTTGTATTTGCGGCTAGCTTTGGGGTGCAATCGGTCACCAAAATGTTCAAGAAATAAGACTATGGGTCAGCGAAAGCTGGCCCTTTTATTCCGAAAATAGGGTGCGTCCTACATTCCCCATGTAGGGGCCGCCAGTCATAAGATTACATCAGAACCTTACACCGCTAGTGTAGGGGTCAAAGCAATTTGTCTTGATGTAAATCTGGTGTAAGGGGTCGGGTCGATGAGCATCAGTCTGCATGATGTAAATCGATGCAGTTTTTGATGTAATCCTGATGTAAATTAGGTCAAATCGTGTATTTACAGGTGATGTAAATGG